CAGTCATGGCTCCCGCCCTCCTGCGGCTCGTTGATGCGGGCGGGTGGCTCGGGAAGCGGCATCCAATGGGTGGGCTGTGCCTCGCGATTTAAGACGCTGTGGCAAATGAACCTGTGCGCGTTGTGAATATCGAAATGGGCGGTAGTCACCCCGTATCGCGGGACGAAAGCCAGTATACGCGTCCCATCTCTCGGCGCGGTTTCGATAGGCTGCCATCCGTTATCGGTTGGGGTGCTGCTCACGACACACCGCCTTCCCGAGCGGCCAGCATGGCGTCGGCGTATTGGTAGGCGTAATATGCCGCCTCTCTGCCCCCGCTGATATCGTCATGCGGAATGGTGTCCGCGAAGTGACCGGCTAGGATGCCCATCAGCGCCTGCCCGGCGAACCAGTCGCGCTTGGTTAGGCCGGTGGCATAAACCTGTTGTCCGGCTATGACCGGGAATGCGGGGGCGTATGCAGGCCCGCCGTCGGGCTGGTGAGGGGTGGTCATAGTCAGGCCATCCCCAACGCGGACTTATACATGTCCACGATGGCCTCTTGCTCGGCTACTTCGTCCCGGTCCCGCTTGCGCAGGGCGATGACCTCGCGCAGGGCCTTGCCGTCGTAGCCCCGGCTCTTGCTTTCGGCATAGACCTCTTTGATCTGCTCAGAGATGTCCTTCTTTTCACCTTCAAGGTGTTCGATGCGCTCCACGAACTGGCGCAATTCGCCGGCCGCGACGGAATAGTTGGTGTCGTCTGACATGACTGTCTCCTTTGGGAAAAGCCCGGCCGGCGCTGGCGAACCGGCCAGCCGGGGAAGTTTCCGCGCCCACAGCGACGAAGGGCGCGGGCAGGGATCAGTGATTGGCCGCGAAATCCTCATAGGACTTCATCATCTGGGCGTGGCGTTCCGGGGCGTGCTGCGCGATCTGGGCAAGCTGGCTTCCATGCAGATCCTTGATCTCGGCCAGTGGCATGCCGTCATTCATCTCGTCGGAAATCAGGGCATCGACATGCTCGATGAACCGGTCGAAACCCTCGGGCACCGGTTCGGCCTTCGTCTCGGCCGCGCCACCCATGTCCAGCGCAGCTTGCCGGCCGGCCTGCGGGCCACCCTCGGCATAGGGCGTGCTGTCGGTGCGCGGGGTCTGTTTGCGGCGTGCGACGGGCGTCGCCTTCTCGCGTTCGTCGGGGATGGTCTGCTGGGCGTGGCGCTGATCCTCGACCTGATGCACCTCGCCGGTTTCCTCGTCCACGATTTCGCCGTCTATGGCGGGGCCATCCTCGGGGTTGATGGCGAAAGACGAAAAGTCGATCTGGTTCTCGTCAACCGTCAGGGCATCGCCCAGCTTCCCGCCATCAAGTTCGATGCTGATCGGCAGGTATTTGAACAGGGCACGAACGGCAGTCTTTGCGGCCATTTCGTGCTGGTGTGCGATCCACGGGCTGTCCTTCTTCCCGTATTGAATTGCCGTCCTGTAACCCTGCGAGGCATCGCGGATCGCCATGACTTCATCCCACGGCAGGACCACGAACGCCTCGCCATCGGTCAAAGTCGCGTGGCAATAAGCATAGATCGGGTTTACGCGCTTGCCCTTCGGCCGGTGCTTCAAGTGCTGTTCCGAGCCATATTCGAAGCTGAATTCGTCGCCTTCGTAGACCACATCACCATGAATATTGCGGATGTGCCCGGAGCGGCGGGCAAGGTCGATCATGCCCTTGTAGCCAAGGATCAACTGGACCTCGGTGATACCCTTTCGCTTGTTTTTGAACGGAATCAGGTAGGCGTGGCCCAATGGGGTGTTCGGTTCGACGCCCAGGCTGGCGCAGGTCATCATCGAACCCAACAGCGAGAGAGGTTCGCAATCGCCAAGCTGTGGTGTGGTGCGCATGGCGTTGGCCATGAGGCGAAGCATCCGCTCCGGTCGCATATGTCCCGCCGCCACGGCAGCGAGTTGTTGCTTGGCTTGGTCGTTGACCAGCAGTTCCTTGACGCTCTGGACCTGCTTGAGCGGGCGCTTGGCGGCGGGCAAAGTAGTGGCGGGCGCGTTCATGCGATCGTCCTTTTCTCAGTGAAGGTGATGCCGGGGATCTCGTTCACGCCCTCGGCGCTGCGGCGCTCAGCCTCGGCCATCCGCACCATGAGCTCGCACAGGGCCTGCCCGTAGCGTTCATGGTCGCGGAACCACGCAAAGGCCTTGTTCGGGTTGTCGATGTTGGCGACGTAGCTGGTGCGGGCCGACATCGTTCTGCCGCCGCCTGTGGCGCTCTTGATCTGGGTCTTGACCGGTTTGGCCGCCGCCTTCGCCATCTTCGCGGCATCCTTGGCCTTGGCCTCTGCCTCGGCCTGCCCGAACACGTCGCCGCGCGCCTCAGCCTGCGCTTTCAGGCATTCGGCTTCTTCTTCCGTCTTCCGGGCTTCCTCGGCCAGCCGGGTCTTCTCGGCTGCTTTGACCCGCCGCTGTTCATCGTCATAGGCCAGCAATTTGACCTTGATCGGGCCGGCGATCTTGCCCAGAGGATCGAGAAGCTTCTTGAAAGCCGCGTCCACGGCCTTGCCTGCATCCTCGTGCGGCTTCTTCTGGGCGCGGCGTTCGGCGTCCACGTCCTTTTCGATCTTCCTGACTTGGGTGAGGTAGTCGTTGGCCTGCTGCGAATGTTCCTCGGTTTCGACCTTCGGCAGCTTGATCCAGTCTGCGCCAGCGTCCGCGATCTCTCGCGCGCGCTTTTCAAGCGGTTGGAAAGCCGCCAGATCGTAGGGCAGATCCTTGGGCGGGTTGTTGTGGCCGGGGCCAGCGGGGGTGCTATCGTCCAGCATCACGCGCGATCCCCCAGCAGTTCGTTGATCCTCTTGACCTGACAGGCGATCACGGCGGCCGGCGGCGCGGATCGGTTAGGGTCGCTATTTGCGCGCAGATGATATGGCGGAAGCATGGCCAGCTTGGGGTGCTGGTATTCCAACAATGCTTCCAACGTGTCGCGGGTAGCCCTCAGCGCCGCCGCCAGGCGCGTCACCATGGCGTTGCTGTCGGTGAGCAAATTCTCGACGCTCTTGCAGGCTTCAAGGTGCTGCTGAACCGTGCGGGTATCGTCCAATGTGACCTCCTGTCAGGGACGGATCGGGGCCATAGCCCCCAGATCGACGGCGACATGGGTTGCCGCCATTTCTTCGAAGCGGTCACGGACACCCGTGAGCGCGTCGTATTCGGATTCGGAAATCGGCCGGGCGTAGAGCCAGACGTGCAAGGGATCGGCGGGCCGGCCGTTGACGATGGCGCGCAGTTCCTCGGGCGCAGTCAGCTCGCCGGTCTCGGGGTCGATGGGCTGATCCAGCCAGATGGCGACGGGCACGAACGGCCCGCCACGGACCATGCGGCGCTTGTAGTAGCCGGGATGGGGTTCATCCTCGATGCGCGGCACACGCTCGCCCGAGACGCTGCGCCGCCACCACGAGTATACTGCATCCAGATCGGAGGGCTGGCGGATCATGCCGCATACCCCGCGCGTGGAGCGTCGTCGGCGATCATGTCGATCAGGCGCAGGCCCTCTGCGATCTCGGCATCGAGCGACCGCGTGGTGAACTTGCTGAACATGCGCCAATGGCGCTTCATACCGAGGGCCACCGCATCCTTGATGTTCAACGCGTCGCCTTCAAGGAAGGCCACCATCGCTTCGCCGGCAATATCCATCCGGGTCGGCTCGTCGTATTTTCCGCGCAGGGCGTCCAGGGTCAGTTGCCAGACGCGCTCGCCTGTCATGGGTTCCGGTTTTGCCGCAACAAGCCCTGCTTTCCTTCGCCGGTTATAATCTTGGTTATACTCCCGCATCTTGCCGGGGTTCTTTACCCGCCATTGGCGCCGCCACTCGCGCTTCTTCTCGAGAAAGCCGACAGGATCACGGGCTTTCGCCCTTGCCACCCTCTGACTCTGCTGAAACTTGTAACGTTCCGTTCCCTTGACGCGCTGGCGCCGCTCCCTTGCTCTGGCGTTGAGAACTTCCGGCGCTTCGGACGGATAGCGTTTACCGGCAGCCTTTCTTGCCCGGCGTTTCTCGTTCTGCTTGCGCAGCCGTTCCGCCCACTCCTCTGGCGTGCAGTCTGCCTTGCGTTTGCAAGCCATCAGACCACCTCCCAGCCGCGGCAGAAGGCCGACACGTCGCGCATCGAATAGTCGGGACCCTCGGCCGGGTCCGTGCCTTCGCAGAAAATGCAGAACCCATGCCGCACGGCGAGAACCGGCTCGCGATGCAGGAAATTCGCCTCTGCAGGGTGCAGGATCACGGTCTGCCTATCGGGCAGGTTCTCGAAATCGGTTCTCATGCCGTCCTCGGATTATCTTGGAGCAATCGCTTGGTTTCGCTGATCCCGCGCAGCTTCGCGCGCGCCGTCGTGATCTGTGCGGGGGTCCATTGCCGGCCCTGATCGTGATCGACCCGCATCTGCACAAAGAGGGGATCGTGGTGGGCGCGGTTCATCACGCCGAGGTAGATCGCCTTGTTTCGGTTTTCCTGCTGCGCGCCGGCACGGCGGCTGGTCAGTCGCTTGCGCTGGACCTTTGCGCGCTGCTCTGGGCTGCTGGCAAAGCTGCCGCGTCCCTTGCAGGGGACGCAACGGCCCCAGCGCGTCTCGCCCGTGCCAGCGCATTTTTCGCAGTCGTATCGCTGGGACATTACAGGCCCCAGATCATCTGGGCGGCTGCGCGGATCAGATGGCAGGCGGCCGGGATCGCGACGAAGATGAAGACCGGAACCGTGACCACTGCCGCAGCCGCGGCCATTGCGACCGGGGTTTCGCCAGGGTTGCTGGTTCGCCGCGCTGCGCGATCCGACGCTTCAGTGCGCAGCACATGCTGCAGCATTGTCGCCCGGCTCACATCAATCCAGTCGCCAAACCGGATGGCGTCGCTACATGCGTTCTGCAGCGTTGCGTCGGAATGCTCATGCGGATGCGCCATAATGTCGCGCGCCAGCATGAGTGTTGGATTCAGGACGTCATTCTGGCTCGCAACATGCATGCGTTTGTCTCCCAGATGGCTCATTGCCGTTGGGAATCGTTGTAGCCATAACGGCTACAGCACGCAAGATATTTGTGGCGAGAGTGGCTACAATGAAACCACGAAACCGTGTATCAATTAAAAAGCCCCGCATCTGCAGGGCTACAATGGAGGGTAAGGATGTTTGGCGATTCTCACGAATCTAAGGTGTCAGGAAGGATCCCCCTTGTGAGTGAACCTCACCGTGCATGCCGTCCGCTTGGACCACTCCAGATTGTGGACGCAAGCTAGACAGGCCGCCTCGTGTTCGAATATTGTTCTATTGCTCAAGGGGGATGCCATGAATGATGAGACCGCAATTACCGAATTCAGACGCTTGCCAGCCCATCAGAAGCGGGAAGTCATTGCTCTTGTCCGCCACCTTCTTGCCGAGCAAGAAGCCCTTCCACCACACTCAACGCAGTCTGGCGATTCTCGGGGAGAAGCTTCAAGTAAATCTCCCGGAAACACGCGTCCAACGCCGATTCGGAGTCTGTCTCTGAATCGGGAAGGGGATACTTCGTGATCTGCGATATAGCCTTGGCTTCCTTTATCTGCACCCGCCTGGATACAGTCATTTTGTATACGATCGAGCGATCATAGGAGCCCAGCCCCTCGACGCCAGAAAGGGCTTCAGCCAGTGCGGTCTGAGTCATCCCGCAAGACTCCAGCGCGTCGCGCACCCATTGGTTCATGGGGGTAGCGGGAGTGGATTTGTATTTCGGTTTACCAGCCATGCTTTCTTTGTAGCCTAAACGGCTACAAACTGTCAGTGACGAAAATAGCCACAATCCTAGTTGTCCATCGTAGCCTTAATGGCTACAATGGATAGCTATGGAACCTGCACACACGATTATCACCGCGTTAGGGGGATGCGCGTCTGTGGCGCGAATCTGCGGAGTCCACCGCACCCGCCCATGGAAGTGGACCCAGCCCAAAGAGAAGGGCGGCGCGGGAGGAATTATCCCGGTCGAACATGCCGCGACAATCATCGCTGCCGGTCGCAAAGCCGGCATCGAAATTCCTCTCACCGCATTTGTTCGCGGTGCCTTCGAGATGGAGGAAGTCCCTCAGATGAAGAGCCGGATTGGCGCATCGGGGGGAGAGTAATGGACCTCCCCCAGATCGAAGGCGGATGGGAAGTCATCTATGCCGATCCTCCATGGGCGTTTGCCAGCAACAGCGCGGCGAAGCCGGGCAGGAGCGCGCGGCGTCACTACGCGACGATGCCGTTTGCGGAAATCGTTGCTCTGCCGATTCGCAAGATCGTCGCCAGGCAGGCGCTGCTGCTGATGTGGATCACGGTCCCGTTCGAGCATCGCGCCAACGAGGTGATCGAGGCGTGGGGCTTCAAGGCTGTGTCGCGGCTGGTCTGGGACAAAGGCCAGCACGGCACTGGATATTGGGCGATGAACCAGCATGAGCCCTGCATCATCGCCAAACGCGGCAAGTTTCCTTGCCCCAAGCCTGCCCTGTTACCGACGAGCATCATCCCCGGCGCGCGGCGCGAGCATAGCCGCAAGCCCGATTGGATTTCAGAGATCATCGACGCGCGCTTACCCGAAGCGCGCAAACTTGAACTTTTTGCCCGCAGGCCACGCGAAGGCTGGACCGTATGGGGCAACGAAACAGGGAAATTTGCATGAATATGAATGTGAACCATGATGTAATCCAGAAGCGTCGTTTCGATCCTGCCGTGAAGGCCATCCAGTTCCGCGCGTGGCAGATCGCGCAGCGTGAGAATGGCAACGTGACCCGCGAGCAGATTGCAGAGGAAATGGGTCTTTCGACTCGGCGTTTGGCGCGCGTCCTGCGGGGCGAGAAATGGGCCGGCGTTCTGCGTTCCACCGCCCGCGATCTTCTCACTCGCCCGGCGCACGAGGCCGGGTTCGCCCGCGAAGCCGAGGATTTAGCGGTGAGGATTGGCGCTGTTCTTGCCGTCGATCTTGACCGGTAGGAACACACTTAATGGCCGTCAGCTACGAGCAGACCCGCCGTTTCTACGCTGCGATCCGGGCGGAACGTCTGGATGTTGGCGATGCGGGTCGCCGGGCTGGGCTCAAGTTTCACGAAGCCGCCGAGATCTTCGCGAAGGGTGCCGCCGCCAAGCGGCTGCGCATCGCAGACGACTTTCCGGGCTTTCGATATGTCGAGGAAATACGAGATGGCGCCTAAACCTCAGCCCATCAGGCACGGCACGCTCCATGCATACAAGGCGCGCGGATGCCGCTGCCATCTGTGCCGCAGGGCCAATGCTGATTCATGCCGTGAATACCTGCGCCGGAAAGGGGTCGTTCCTGCGGGCCAGCCCTGCGCAGCCGGCGGCCGGCGTTTCACAAGCCAGGCCGAGGCGGCGCATGTGCTTGGCGTGTCGACTAGCGCGATCACTTACCATCTCGACCGCCACGGCAACCTCGACCGGATCGGAAGCCCGCCGGGCGGCAAAGCCCCGCTGCGCTGCAAGGCGGTTCGGATCGGAGAAAGAGAATGGGAGTCGCAGGCCGCGCTGGAGCGATATTTGGGCGTCAAACCCGGACGTGTCTATGACTGGCTGCACCGCAACCAGATGGATCGTCTGATTGCGGCCCTGATGCGAGCCGATGCTGCCGCAGCATCGAGGGTGGCCGCAGAATGACCTTTCAACCACACTTTCCCCTGATCATCGACAGCTTCGCCGGCGGCGGTGGGGCCAGCACCGGGATCGAGATGGCGTTGGGCCGCTCGCCCGACGTGGCCATCAACCACAGCGAAAAAGCACTGGCGCTGCACGCTGCGAACCATCCCGAGACGCTGCATCTGGACAGCAATATCTGGGATGTTGATCCCCTGAGCGTCACCAAGGGGCGTCATGTCGGCCTGCTGTGGGCCAGCCCGGACTGCAAGCACTTCTCCAAAGCCAAGGGCGGCGCACCCCGCGACCGCAATATCCGTGACCTGGCGTGGGTCGTGGTCAAATGGGCCGAGTTCGCGAAGCCCGACGTGATCTGCATGGAGAACGTCGAGGAATTCGTGACTTGGGGGCCCGTCGACAATGAGGGCCAGCCGATCAAGGAATTGGCCGGCACCACATTCGACCTCTGGCTGCGCCGTCTGAAGCGCGCGGGCTATCGCGTCAAGTGGCGCGAGCTGCGCGCCTGCGATTACGGCGCACCGACGATCCGCAAGCGCTGGTTCCTGATTGCGCGCCGCGACGGCCGGCCCATCGTTTGGCCGAAGCCAACGCACGGCGACCCCAAATCGAAAGAGGTCCGCAAGGGCAAGCTGCTGCCATGGGTCGGCGCGCATACCTGCATCGACTGGTCGCTGCCGTGCCCGAGCATCTTCGACACCGGCCCCGAGATCATGGCGAAACATGGTCTGCGAGCCGTGCGGCCACTGGCAAAGAACACACTCGCCCGAGTGGCGCGTGGCATGGGCCGCTATGTGATCGATGCGCAGAACCCGTTCTTGGTAAACCTGACCCATGGCGGCCGGGTCGAGGATGTGGCCGAGCCGTTTAGGACGATCACCGGCGCGCACCGCGGTGAAAAGGCTGTCGTGGTGCCCAGCATCCAGCGCTTCAACGGCGGTGCGACCGGTCAGGATCTGCGCGATCCCATGGCGACGGTCACCGCTAATAGTTGGATCAAGAAGCCGGGCGGGGCAGCGCCGCTGGGGATGCTGGCACCCTTCCTCGCCACCATGCGCAACAGCCAGAAGCCGTGGCAGGGGGCGGACGAACCGGCCCACACGATCACGGCTGGCGGCGCTGGCCTGACGCTGACCGCCCCCTATCTGGCCAGCATTGCGCACGGCGACAGTGGCGGGCGGCGGGAATATCCGCTCACCGATCCCCTCGGCACCGTCACGGTCGGCGGCATCCAGCACGCCCTGATTGCCCCGGTGCTGACCTATGCCCAGCAGGGCGGCGGCAACCGATCGGCCGAGGATCCGCACCACACGATCTGCGCTTCGAAGAAAGACCAGAACAGCCTGATCGCGGCGACGATGGTGCATGTCGGCAATGGCGAACGGGCCGGGCAGAAGCCCAGGGCGCTGGATGTCTGCGCCCCGCTGAACACGGTGGTCGCGGGCGGGGTGAAGCACTATCCCGTGGCCGCGTTCCTCGCCCAGCAGAACGGCGGGCCGCGCATGGATGCGCACGCCGGGCACGATCTGCACGACCCGATCAGCACCATCGCCGCCTCGGGCAGCCATCAGACCCCGGTCGCGGCCTTCTTTGCCAAATACTACGGGACTGGCGACGGGGCCCGGACTGACGATCCGATGCACACCGTCACGGTCAAGGACCGGATGGCGCATATGCAGGCCGATCTGACCGCGCCGCCCTTCGCGCCCGAGCATGAGGCCCGGGCCCGGCAGGTGGCCGAGTTCCTGCGCGATCACGGCGTCTGGGACGGCGGCGAATTCGTCACGCTGGAGATCAAGGGCGCAACCTACGTTGTGATCGACATCGGCATGCGGATGCTGACGCCGCGCGAGTTGTTCCGCGCCCAGGGCTTCCCCGAGGACTATGTGATCGAGGGTGTCTGGCGCGAGGACGAGGCCGGCGAGTGGCATTGGCGGCACTTTGCCAAGGACGTGCAGGTCAGTTGTTGCGGAAACAGTGTCTGCCCGCCAATCGCCGCCGCCATTGTCGGGGCGAACTGTGGGCATCTGGCGGCGGAAAGGATCGCCGCATGACCCAGCACATCGTCAACATCAGCGGCGGCAAGGATTCGACGGCCTGCTATCTGCTGGCGCTGGAGCGGGGTATCCCGTTTCGTGCCGTGATGGCCGACACCGGCAACGAGCATCCCGTCACCATCGATTATGCCGAGAGGCTGGCCGAGCGCACAGGCGGCCCGCAAGTCGAGATATACCGCGCCGACTTCGCCGAGCGGATGGCCAAAAAGCGCGAATACATCGCCGAGTACTGGCCCGAGGATGGCGTGCCGCAGGCTTTGGTTGATCGCGCTATCGCCGTGCTCCAGCCGACCGGCATCCCGTTTCTCGACCTGTGCCTGTGGAAGGGGCGTTTCCCGTCTCGCCGCTCGCAGTTCTGCACTGAATTTCTGAAATCCGAGCCAATCGGCAAGCAGGTGATCGACCCCGCGCGCCGGGCCGGCCCCGTGGTGCAATGGCTGGGCGTTCGTCGGGCCGAAAGCATCGCCCGCCGTCACGCGCCCATGTGGCAGGTTGTCAGGACGCCGGGGCTGTGCGCCATGCGGTTCTACCGACCGCTGATCCATTGGAGCGCCGGCAATGTGTTCAGCTATGCCGCCGCGCATGGGCTCGACCCGAACCCGCTCTACCTGCAGGGCATGAGCCGGGTCGGGTGTTTCCCCTGCATCAACGCCAGCAAGGGCGAGATCCGCGCCATCGCGCTTCGCTTTCCCGAAGCCATCGACCGGATCGAGGAATGGGAAGCGATCTGTGCGGAATCCTCGAAACGCGGTTGCGGGACATTCTTCGCTGCCGACACCACACCCGAGGGTGCGGCGCTGGCCAAGAAAATCAGCCGTATTGGTGACCGGGAGGCGCGCAACGCTGCCTCGGCCGCCGCGCCATGGCCAACCGCTCGCCAAGTCGCGGCATGGGCGCGCACGGATCGCGGCGGCCGTCAGTTCAACCTGCTCGATGCCGCGTTCGCCGAGGACGAGGCGCTGTCGTGCTCCTCTCAATATGGGCTTTGCGAATGACATCCCCGACGCGTCCCATTCTTCGTTGGCATGGCGGCAAACGGCTCGCGGCCAATGTGATCGCGCGGCCGAAATTCCAACGGATCGATCACCGCGCCGCACGGCCGGGAAGCGTCGAACATCAAGGAAAAATGCATGGAACCGGTTGCTGAATTCTGGGCCTATCCGCTGCGTCATGGCGACCGGCTGCAAAGCTATGACTGGATGCCGCTCTACGTGGATCGCCTGCTGTCATCGCATTTCGTGGCCTCGGCCATCTACAACGGTCGGCGGCAGGACATCAGCACGGCGCTGCTGCTTTGGGCGGCCAGTATGAAGCAGGATCCAGCCGGGACGCTTCCCGACGACGATATCGAGCTTGCGCAGTTGGCGCGGTTCGGGACGGACGTCGAGGGCTGGCGCGAGGCCCGCACCGGCGCGCTCTATGGCTGGCGGTCGGTACATATCGACGATGCGCCGGTCGGCGCGCGGCCTCGCCTTGGCCACCCGCTGATTGCCGAGATTGCGCGCGACCAGTTCTCGCGCAAGCGTGGCCGAGAACGCGGGCGCGAGGTTGCCGCCTGGGCGACGATGAAATCGCGCGTCCGGTCCAAGCTGCGCGAGGCGAAGCACGCGCGCATC